AATCAAAGATTTACCCCAACGACGTCCACACATTAAAACTCGAAAACGTGCCTTTGATTCTAAGACGTTTCTTTGCCCTTCGTGAGGTTTAGGAAGCTCTATCGCTATCGTCTGCATCTTTATACGTTACTTCTATTTTAAAGCCACCAGAAGCGTTTAAATCCATTTGCTCTTTAGGCTTACCAAACACTCTAGTCAGAAGCGTTTCGATTGAATATAAAGAGCCTTTCTCGATTGACTTGCGTATCGCCGAAGCTATCGTCTTTTCTAATACCGTAGCCTTAGGGTTCGTGTAAACCTCTTTTAATTCGTCAAGTGTCATCGACATTAAAACCTGAATAGCATCGTTTACCTCGCTTACTTTGTAGCCTTGTGCGCGTAATTCTGATACATATTTTCTAGGTCTGCCATAAGGATTACGAACTTCGCCTTTCTTAACTGGTATTAAATTTCCGTTGTTTGCCATTTCTTATTTATCTCTTTTTAAATTCCCGTTTAAAATATCTTGTAATTGCTTGTAGATATATTCTGATTTATCTCCAAAAAACATATCACATTCATCGTCAATATAAGGAGGGTCTACAAAGTAGCTTTGATGTTCTAAGTTCGGTTCTTCTGTATATCTACGACATTTATTTTTTAAAGGACAATCATCTCCTTTGCACATTGTAAAATCCATATAATTTTTGTTATTAAATAATAAAGTGTTAATCCAATAAATGATATGTATAAAACGAACTCAACGAGCTTTTCCATATAATCGTTCTTGAACTAATAAATCGTGTATATCTTTTATATACTCTTTGTGCTGTTTCTTATCACCGTATTCAATATGACATTCACGACATAAAGCTTGTAAATTGTCGATATGGTCAGCAAGTTTAGAACCACCCATGCCACGTGCTTCGATATGATGAATATCTTGTGCTTGTTTACCACAAACTTCGCAAGGTATAAAGTCGCTAGTATCGTAACCGAAGAATGATAAATAAAGTTTAACGTGCTTCTTCATTTTACTTTCATTATTGCGCTATATTCGTCGCACAAGTTTTGAAGCTTTTCGCTCATTTCTATAAAAGCATTGTTATTCGCTTCGATTGAAATCTTGACAAAGTTTTCTTCTTGCAAATCTTCTACCGTTTCACTTTCAAATTTAGGTATCTCTAAACCCCAATTAATTAAATCAAAGTCGTTCCATTCGTTTGCTAGTTCGTCAAAATCCCACGAACCAGAACTAATATTGTCTTTGATTAAAAACTCTGCTTCTTGTTCTTTTGTTAAGTTAGAAGCTTTAATTACGGGCACTTCTTTTAAGCCTACTTCTTTACAAGCTTTTAACCTCATGTTTCCTGCTAAGACTACTAAATCATTGTTTACAATTAACGGTCTTAACATTAACATAGTCGGAAATTCCATTATAGACTTAACAAGCTTTTTAAACTTATCATCTTTAATTAATCTCGGATTATTAGGATTAGTCTTTAGTAAATTAATGTCTATCGCTTCAATCATATTTTATCGAGCAAATTATCAATCTTGTTTATTACTTTTAATTTCATAGGTATTGAATTTCCTAACAAATCTATATCGTCAAGTTGTGCTAATATTTCAAGCATTACCATTATCTTATCAAGATTTTGATTCACTTCTTTTTCAATATCTACTTTTGTGTTAGACATTATCAATTTCTTTTAATTTTCTTATTGCCCACTCTATACCTGCATCGCCACCCCATGCGTCCCACATTATACCACCACAACCTTTATCATACGGAACGTCTTTATATTGCTGGTGTCTTTTAAAAGAAGCCATTCGTGCTATCGTATCACGTGAGATAGGCTCTTTCTTTGCTAATTGATTCGCACGTGCTTTACCTACGGGAGTTCCACAATTACCCCACCCGTTTTTATCTGCATATTCTAGCGCACGTTTAGCATTGTTTACAGCACCTTGAGGGTAATCCGTATAACTTTCTTCTTGATAAATACCTTTAGCTAGTAAAGCTTTCCATACGTTATCAGCATCTTCTTTAGTATCGTAAATACAAGCACCTTGACCGATACGATATTTCCCATTCGAGCATTTAATTACAGGCATTACTTTCTTGATTTACGACCACGCTTTTTAGGCACGGTCTTGTTTACGTTTTGAGCATCAAAGTCATTTATAAAAGTCGCTTGAATCGTTTCATTTAATTCGTTAGCTTTTACCGTATCGGCAAACTCTTTGATAGGCTCTTTATAATTATCATAGTCAAGCGATAAGAAAAGTCTTTGCACCATTTCGGCAACGCAAGACATACACCATTTATTAACAAAGAAATTAGCGTCTACTTCTTGTTTGTAAATAGCTTCAAGTTCATTAATAGTAACTTGATTTAGATTCTTGATAAAGCCAGCATCTCGTAAAGAAATCCAATGCTCTTTATATTTATCAAGTGTTTTTTTAGTTAAGTAATTCATATAAACTTTTTAAATAAAATAGCTATAATGGTAGCAGCGAAGGCAATCATTAAAGCCGTGATAATAATATAATTAAAATATAAAGCGGATAGTAAAGCTACCCAGAAGGATAAGCAATAACCACAATCAAAAGGCTTTAATCTTAAAGGTGTCTTTGCGTATTCGTAACCTTTTAATTTACTACCGATATTAAACTCGCTAAGTAAAAAGCGTGAAAACATTTGAGGAATCATACTTATTTCAGCAAAGCTAAAGCCTAGACAAGCACTTCCGATAATTAAAAATAATTCATTCATATTCTTTTAGATTTAGTTTAACATTATTTATAGCGTTCTTCACACCGTTTGCGATTGTACGAATAGGAATACCAGTCTTTAAGCTTACGTTTTTATATGTCCCTAATTGTAAATATAACTTTAGTACTTCACATTCAAAGAAGCGAAGTTCTGATATGCTCTTTTCAACTGATTGAATTTTAGCTTCTATCTTATCATAAGCGTTATCATCTTGTAATTCAAACAAATGATTAGCAAATAAAATATGGTCGCTATTTTCGATTAATTCGTCATCAATTATATTATCGCTTATTCTTTGATTCTTAAAGTTTTGATAATAAAATTTTGAGTTCTTAGAACGAAATTGATTTAATCCTATACGAACAATAAAGAATTTCAAGCACTTTCTTTCGTGCATATCAACTATCTTTTCTTGATTATATTCGCAAATCGTTAGAAAGACATCTTGTCGTAGTTCTTCCCACCATTCTCCAGCAATATTCTTGAAGAAAGTAATTATATCTTTTTGTGTATAATACTCACTTATAATACTATTATAGTTCATTTTGCATATAATTATCTATAATGTTTATCGTATGTTCTACACCTATGCCAAAACAAGCGTAAGCACCTTGTGTATTTAAGTAATCAAGATAATTCTTTTGTTTAGTTAAATGCTCATTAGTTTTCAACAAGCCATTAAGTTTGAAAGGACTTTCAGCTTTTAGTTCAATCACAAGCATCGAATATTTAGTATTATTATGAAAGATAAATAAGTCTGGTGTGCCTTGTCCTGCTTGTCCTAATCGTTTTGCTTTCTTTGCTAAATAAATCGGAAGCCTTGCACCTGATAAATAGTTTGCCATGAATCGAACTTTAGGATATTGCATCTTTAAATAATTAACGACTGCTAACTGAATTAAATCTTCTTTGTTTTGCATATCTATTTACTTAACAATTCATTCCAATTATTATCAAGTTGTTCTTCAAAATCACTTTCAAGAAGTTCTTTGTTTTCGATATTACGCTCCATTGTTTGCATAGCATTTCGATGCGCATTAATTAGCTTTTCAAATCTATGCTGAAGCTTACCGACATCGTCATGATTCAATACCGATAATTCGTGTACTGCTATTTCTAAATTCTTTACCGACATTTTAGAATGAAGATAAGATAGTATAAGTGAATTTTCTAAAGGTGTCATAAGCTTGAATTTAATTTAATTACTTCCTTTTCTAAATCATTAACGTACAAAAGCAAAGTTCCTATTTGCATTCTCATTGTTTCCATTTCAATCGCTGCAAGTTCATATTTTGCAAACATCTTGCTGTATTGATTCATCGCTTGTTCTACATAAATTTGAGCTTCATTAATTTCATTATCGAATCCTTTTAAATCAATTAAGCTTCTATTAATTATTTGTAAGTCTAAAGCCACTTTTAAAAGGCTTAGTCTTTCTTCGTCAAAAAACTTATAAGCGTTTAGCTTATTTTGCAAGTCGTTTATTAATTCTTTATAATTCATATCTTAAAATTCAAAGTCTTTACCAAATGTACTATTTAAAACCGATACATTGCCAGGCTCGATATTTAATTTTTCTTTTGATTCATATTCAAGTCCAAAATAAATAACACCTTCAATTTCTTCATAAAATCTATTCTTTTTCCAATCCCAAAATAGTTTGCACGTTCCTAACTTTGCAGAACCTTTAGGCTTTGCCTTTGCGATAATTACGTGAGTTTCATTTTCTTTGTACGGTTGTCCATCTTTGTCGTTAAACCCGAATGGTGGACGCCACAAGATTATAAAAGCCATTGCTTTACGGAAGAATGATTGACCTCCTGCTGATTGTCTTGGGTGCGGTGGTGGGTAATAAGTTACACCGTTTTCGGTAATCGGTTGCTGGTCTTGTGGGTGCATACATATAAAGATATGCTTGTTTTCTTTCTTTGCGTAACGTCTAAGCTTCCCAACCGCATCTTCAATATATAAGTCTTGACGACTGCCAAACTCGCTCATATTGTGCTTAACTTCATTATACGGGTCAAACAAAATATTGTCTATCTTGATTCTATTTTCAGCTTCTAATACTTTGACTTGACTTATAATGTCATCAAACGTGAAAGAATTTTCGTCGTTATCTACTATATAAAACTTATCACTTAAAAAAGCAATAGCATTGTAAATCTCTGATTCGCTACAACCATTTATATCACTTGCAAAGAATGGTTTTCTAATGTACTTAGATATTAGTTCTTTAGCTAGGTCTTTGTAATCGCCCGTTTCTGGTGAAAATATAACGTGCTTTTCGCCGTACTTTAAAGAAAGATTTAAAAGTATTTCTAAGTTAAATTCCGTTTTACCCGAATGAGGTGAAGCAAGAATAAAAGTCATCGAACCTTTCTTCTTTGTGTAAAGAGCGTCTAAAGATTTAAAGCCTACATATTGCCCTCGCTGAATACCCGACTTATGAAAGTCTAAAATTTCGTTTTCAAATTGTATTAAGTTTTTTATCATGTCGTTTGTCGTTTGTCAAATGTAACTAATATTTTTTAAACTTTTCGTCAAGTATCATAGGGGTTGTATTAATCCATTTTATTGAATGGTGAAGTCTAACATTTGAAGTATTCATCATTGAAATTTTAACTCCGCTAGGGTGCATTAATACGCTATGAAATGATTTTATATAAGTACCTGTAAGAGCATATTCATCAGTCATTCCACCCTTATTGCTTTGCGTATCTTTTTGGTCTAATTGAATATTAGTAAAAGTAAAAAAAATATCTCCTCTACAACCTAATGAAGTATAAGTATTTACATCTTCATTTATGCTTCCTACAAATTGAAAAGGTCTTTCTGTTGAACAAAAAAATGAGTTCATAGCTTTTCTTTTTAATTTTATTCCGCTAAAACCCCCGATATGGTCGCCACCTTGAGAAAAACAAATGGATTTTATTTGTGTGGACTTATAAAAATTAAGCATTGAATCAAAAACGGAATTTAAGTTTTTAATTATTTTAGCTCCTGTTAAATATCTATAACCAAAATAATAATAATCGTCGTCGAATTGTACAAAATAAGTAATATTTAAAGATTTTGCAATTTCAAAACAAGCATTTCTGGCATGAATAATAACTTTTCTATTGTCAAAATTGTTACCTTCATCTATTTTATCTGCCATTGCTTTTTTATCAAATACTTTTACGTTTTCAATCCCGTAATTATTTTGATATTGCTCAAGTGTTTTATCCTCATTATCTACAATAAAATAAATTTTACCTGTATAACCACATTTTTTTAATGTACTCAATGTTTTTACATTGTCGGGTCGCCCATGTGTTAATATAAACACAGCAAAATCTTTATTCTCCATATTCTTCAAGATATTGAGTTCTTATTTCATCACATAACTTTACATAACCTAATTGAATAGCTTTTTCAAAATCAATTATCACTAATGCTGAACGCTCCATTAAGTTTTGCATTTCTTTTGAAGAATGAGCATAATAATCTGCTATCTTTTCATAATTAAAAACATTGTGACGTCTTGCTGCGTCAATCAAAAAAGTCTTTTCTTCTATCGAAAGATTTGAATTATCAATTTCCCTCATTAACCTATGAGTTTTTTGCTTATCTACTAATTCCAATATATAAGGCTTTGCGTTTTTAGGCTCATAAATAGGAGCTTCGATTTTTGAAGAATATTTCTTTTCTCCTTCATCTTGTTTAAATTCGTTTCCGAACATATTTATCTGTTTCATATTGTTGTTTGTTTTGTCAAATGTAACTAATTAACTGGTATATTAAAATTTAAAGTGTTATTTGTATTAATTTTATTTTCATCTCTAAACCAAACACCTCGCATCTTTTGTTTCCAATTCAAAACCTTCTTACCGTTACTATCTACCCAACCAGATTCATTGTAATAATTCCAGGCAAGTTTTGCTGATTCAGTCTTAAATCCATTTTCTAAAAAGTAATTTACAACCTCGTCAATTGTAGGTATATATACCTTT